TCCCTGTTGAGTACCTCGTATTTATCTGGCCCCAACACCTTGTTCAGGTCTGGAATAATAAATTCAGCCTTGGTAGTATAATCAGCCACGAGTACCCGCCCCACGCTTTCATTGCGGAACAGATTTTGCATGGCTGAGATATTCTTGTAGTTAATGCCGCCCTTAGCCTTCTCGGCCCCCATTGTAATTAAAAGAATAACGTTTTCCACGGTTCTCAGGATGGCCGCGTCCATGTTTTTGAACTCCTGCTTCATGTTGAGGTCGCCCAACACTGGGAAGCCAAACGGGATGGCGAATGGCTCGTAATCCTGTTTCTTATAGAAACTAAAATGAATTTTTTCCGTTGGCAGCGGAATGGTGATCCCGTCTCCCCTGTATTCTGAGTTGAGAATTTTTTTCTTTGCTTCTTCTGGCAAAGAATCGAAGACATCCTTGTCTTCTTGGCTGATTGGCTTTTTCAACCGTTCTAGGTCGTACTGAGACAATAGTTTCTCATACGAGTATTCAGAATAGTAAGAGCTATTTTTCGCTACGATATCATACGGGTTGAGCATTATATACCTCAGGGGAATATTGTTTGTCTTTGCCCCGTTGAGACGGATCATGTTCCTGAAGTCTATCTCGTTGAATTTACCGTCGACCCTGAACATAAAAATGTTCCCGCCCCTGAAATATTCTCTAAAATATTGATCTGCCAGCTTCCATATGCTTACCTTCTTTAACCAAGCCCTGAAGAAATCCCTGCTTTTTTGTGAGCCGCCCTCCAGATAGATTTCACTATTGGAAAATTCAGCCATCATATCCACTACGTTACGGAACAGGGCTATGTTGGCATAAGCTTTTTGACATAAAAGGATGGCATCCCGTACGTCGACCCCATCGGCAGATTGTTGATATGGTAACAAACCACATCTGATATTACTGAATCGATTGTCTATGGGGGCTTTAGAAGCCTCATTCCGACGCCTATGTGTCGAATTCGTGGTATTAATATAGTCGGATCTGGCTTTAGAAACTAAAGGTTTGCCTAAAAGTTCAATTTCGTATGCTGCGATTGCCTCCCCTTGTTCCATGGAAGCCGTCGCAACCTGCGAAATTTCAGCGTTTTTCTTGCGTTGATCCCACCAAGGAGACTTTTTAATATATTTTCTGGGCATACTTTATTATACACCCAAAAGTCACTTTTTACTTTCCAAAGTTACTTTATAAATAGGGGCTCAAATCCCCCTCCATCATCGTCAGGATTGATCTTCATCATGTCACAATAAATATTCATCATCCAATTGCCCAGAAGAAGGGCCGAGTAGGAGTCTTTTCTGGCCTTATTTCTACCGCTTTGTTTTTTTAAGATGGATGGAAGGTCGAAACTTTGGTTCCCCTGTGGAGAGGTAGAGACCTCGATCAGGGCGCACTGGGTCTTCGCCGCTTCGATATTCTCTTTCTGTATCTCAAGAAAGTCTATCAGCCGCGCCGCATTTTCCTGTTTCTCACCGAACATCGTTTCGTCGCAAAATACAAGTTTGCTTATATCGAGCTTAGTGGATATTTGTCTCTTATAGTCCGTGTTCAAAGCCATCCCCGCGAACATAATCCGCTTATGGTCGAAAGCGGCCTGTAGGCTTTCGTTAGCCTCCCGAATCCAAGTAGAACTCGGTTTTCTCAAATAACATATTCTGTGATTCTTTTTATTGTATTGGTTACGCGCTTCCTTCAGATCTTCTATATATATCAAGGGGTCATTGAACTCCACCCCTTCGAAAGAATTTATCTTTATCCCCTTGTCTTGGAAAACAGCGCTTTCATTCACCGAGCTCATGAATTGTACGCCGCCGTTATAGTCCATGACTATAGCTACAATATCAAAATTTTCTAAAACATACAATAAATATGCTATGTGTTTTTTCAGATTAGTCCCGCTCATGGCATAGCTATGGACCAATATTCCAGTCCCGTCTTCTTTATTCACCTTTATAAGCTGCATCGCAAAATCATCAGAACTATCACTTTCAGACCAAGAAGGGTCAACCGACAGGATATACTCATCTCGCGGACTGCCTATTATTTCCACGGATTGCCCCTCTCCATCTGGGATAGTACATTCAGCCATTTTCTTTATCTTGAAATATCCGCTGCTGTCGTCGGTAAATACAGCTCCAAATTCTCTTTCGAACTGGGCATGCGACATCGTGTTTTTCGCATGCGACAAAAGATTTTTATCATACAAATCCTCTGGGGCCATATCATAAGCCAAGTGAGTGATAATTCGATACGCCTTGTCGTCCTTGGGCTGGTTGAGAATCAAGCGCTCGTAGTCTGTATATATCTTGTACAAATATTCAAATTTATAAGAAGCAGAAGAAAGTCCTATAAGCTTATTGTTTTCAAATATAGTGCGGTCCTCTTCCTTGAGTTTCCCAACCTTAATCATCATATCCTCCACCTCACGGATTTTCTTTCTTTGGGTCGGGTTTTGCACAACGCCCAAGAACGGGATGACAACTTCATTGAGAATTTTTTCTGGCATAAGTAATAACTCGTCGACAATTATTCTGTGAAATCTGAAACCACGGAGTTTTTCTCCATCACCCAATGGGAGCGCGATGATCTGGCTCTTACCAATATGCAGTGTCCATTGGTCGTTACTTTTTCTGCGGTCTGTGATACACTGATCGAACAGACCAGCCTTCGGGTCAGCGGCTATTTCTTCTATTTTATTAAAAATCATTTTCGATTGGCGAAACGATTTACTGATGATGCCAATACAGATCCCTTGGTTTAGCATCGCGTCCAGAGAAGCAAATACTCCCGTAGAAAAAGACTTAGAGAGGCCACGGGCCCAGATGCCTAAATAGTAATCCGATAGCATCATCCCCTTGATAGCCATATGCTGGAATGGGAACAAATCTACACCCATGAGAAGTTTCGCGGCATAAGAAACATTGCTGCGAAGGAATCTGTATAATAAAATCTTGGCTTCCTTTTCTTCTAGGAAGCCCTCTATTTTCATAATTTCCTCGTTGACATCATTATCGAGTTTTCTCTTTGGTTGACTCCCTTTTTCCCACATGTTATTCCCTGTCTAGATAATATTGCACGTCCGTTTTCCAAATCTCTTTTCCGCAAATCAAAATTTTAGGGATAATCAACGAGCTTTGGGCCCTCCCTCCAGAAAAAACAAATTGACAGCCGCCATCAAAATCGGTTAACAACTCCCTCATATTATGCCACACTCTGGCCGCCGTTGATTTAGATTTTGACAACGTAAGCTCTTTCTCTATCCTTTCCATACTACACTCTACGACTATAAACATATAGCCCCCGATTGATTCGCATCGTTTCATTTCGCGCTGGAATCTCTCGTATCCAGCGGTCATGGTCGAAATAAAATCGCTGCCCGATTTTCTATCGACGAATGTGTGGTCAAAAGCATCGCCGCCCATTGTATAATCCCCGCAATCTATCTTAATGTTCTTTGTCGGGTTGATAAACGACAGGGGCTTTTGTTCTCTGGTGTCTATCCAGATAACAAGTGAATCATCTTCTTCGTCAAATTTATTGGTCATACAGTCGGGGAATTGCGCTGGGGCTCCCACTTCCCTGAAAAACTCCGACAATGTCCCGAAGAGTTCTTCTACCTTTACCATGTCTGGCCACTTATACGATTTCATCTGGACGTGTCCGAGGATAGTCTTCCTGCCCTTTTCTTTCATATGAGCCCTCATCTTGTCCACGATATATTTTTTGACGACAATCGGATTTTCTTTATCGCACCACTTATTGAAGTTACTATGGCTATTAAAGTCAGACTCAAGGTACTGTTTGGTAGATTTGAAAATTATTGGTTTGTGAGTATATAAATCAAACCTAGGGAAATGCTTGGCATAGTAATCCCCGACTGAAATATCATGTTTCTTGAGGTGTCCGAGCAATCCTTTTTCATTACCGAAATTCTGTCCGCATTCTTTACATTTATATAACGTCATCTTTATCCACTCCTATTATTCTGGCTATCCACATATCCATAGTTTCCAAATTATCCGCCTCTTCGCGCACCGCTTCCTTCTGCATGTCCGCGATTCTCACCATATTCCTTCTCTCTTCCTCGTCTTGGAAGAGCTGGACTATAGCCAAAAAGCTCGCGCTGTCTTGCCTTCTCTTTCTCATCCTCTCGGCCCTGTCTCCTTGGAGTTTTTTTGTCAGGTCTTCGATGCTTTTTTCGCACTTATGATACTGGTCGTCTTTCGTCTTGATCATATCAGATAGCTTTATAGCCATCTCTTCTGTTGACTCCAGCTCGTGAAATAGCCGATGGAGCTTTCTCTGGTCCGCTGACAATTCTTCCATATGGATAATCTCTTTGCACATATTCATATACAAGTTTATCTCGTCAGCCGTCAAGTCTGGCTTATCCCACGTCAACCTGACAAATTCGTGTTCAAATAGCTCCCGATCTTCATCTCCATATGCATTGATTATTTTGACAAATCGAGAATTTGATAAATTGATAGCCAATCTATCCACGCAAATTGAATGCATGCGAGACATTTTGGCGGCGTTTAATTCATACCCAGTAGCTTCGAGTATCTTTTTTACTAGTTTCCCCGTGTTTCTGGTAGGGGAATAAGCCCCGTCCGCAGAAGCTTCTCCGTCCAACTGGTCGGCTGTCGGGTTAATTTCTTGCAGATGGGCAAGAACTGCCCGCTGTTCCAGTCCCAGCTTCTTTATCTCGTCGCCGAATAGGTCCTTGGCGATTTGAAAAGAACTAAACCCAGAATCATAAAGATTCTCTGTCGCTGTTTTTTGTTCTTCGGTCAGTTCAATCGGCTTCAGTCTCTTACGTTTTGTGGTACGATACCTCAAGCCCTTTTCAAGTAAAAAATCCCTTACGAGTCTACCCTCTCGGCTCGACCCCTTCAGTGCGCCGTTTCCGAACACCTCTCTGGTAATATGGATAAGGTCTGGGGACTCGTGAAAAATTTTCACTATCGAAGCCTTCT